TAGTAGTGACTAGGTAAATCTGGATAGGATTTTAAGTCGGGGATACTATCAAAATGATTCTGATGTATTTTTCCTCTAGTGCCGCCGCTGGTATTACCACCATTGCCGGATGAACTTGCATCTACATCATTGCCGGATGAACTTGCATCTCCATCATCTTCTTTAAGGATAGTAAATTCCTTTGCTCGCATTATATACCGTATTTGTTTCTTTTTTGTTGTCTAACAGGACTTACAACATTGCCACCTTCGGCTTCGTTGCTAATTCCATCTGTAAGGTGTGTGATAGCTCCGGCACCCATTGTCTTAGCTGCATCTTCTACTTTTTTCAATTCTGCATCTGTGTAGGCTGTGATCAACGGATCACCACTCATTGCACCTGCTCGGGGCATATCAGGATTAGCCATAGCTAGACCAAATCTATATTGCATATATGGGCTACCATTGGCTTTATTCATGCTAATATTAGGAATACTCATAGCATTTTTTAATGCTTGAATATGATTATGATGTAATTCTTCTGAACCTTTCCCAGCATAAGGTACATCACCTTCCGCTAGTTGTTTACGCATAAATTCTTGTGCTCTCATCTCTCTTATTACCTTATTAGCATATTTAACCGATTCTTTCTTAACCTTCTTACCAAATGCAGGATCTGCCATACGTTCTCCAGCTTTAGTCATTAAGTCTCGCACTTCGTCGTCACTTAACTCTGGACTCATTGCATCGCGCCACGCTTGAAACTTTTGTTCATCGCTTGCTTTTGGATCTTTAAGAACATCACGCATTGGAGTAGCACGGGGTCCTTCCTCTTCTCTGCTAGGATCATTTGTTTCTTGACGGGCAATAACTTCTAAATGATCGAAATGAAAAGGAATGTTACCTTGCTTATCTGCTACACCGTTATATTGTTTAACATAACTCAGTGCTTTAACTTGATCTGCACCTACTACAACTGTGCAACTGGTATAGCCCATTTCATTCAATTTGCGTAGCACACGAGTTAGATCTGGCATTTCTTCGGTAGCTACGTGGAATATTTGTCCATGCTTGGGGAATACTTTTTTATAAATGCCAATTTTTTCTTCTGGATATAATGGATCATCTTTTCCAACACTGCGACTTAGAACAAAATACGGATCTGCATGGTGTTCTTGAGCTTGAGTAATAACACTACTGGCCAACATCATGTGTCCTTTGTGACCCATACCACGACCCCAACCGACTACGGCTGATTTGCCTTTACCTGTACGATTAAGAAATTCACGTAGTAACATCAGTCTTTCCTCGGAGCCCAGTTAGCCTGGTCAATAGTTTTAACAAACTGTCCAGGTAAGTCATTTTTAAATTTACCACCTGGGTGAGCTTGTACATAACCTTCTGGTTTAGTTTGACGGATTCCACCGTGTGTGCCACTGCTCAATGCACCAATCACTTTCATCTTTTCATGTGTTAGCAACTCAACAGCAGTAAGGATAGCATCCAACCCAGGATGGCTCAATACCTTTTGTGCCTGGCTGGCACTTAATTTTTCGCTAGCCCATTGAGTAAACTTTTGTTTGACACCAGCCACACGTAAATTCTGATTGAAGAAACTGTATAACACATCTCCAGGTTTGCTTAGACCAGGTTGTCCTGCAACAAAACTGTCAATAGCTGCTTTGTTTTGTTTGATGTAATCTTCAGCATGTTTCAAACCTGTGTCATCTACTTGCGGAGCATTTTCAACATAAGTTGTACCTTGTACAATCGCATCTGGTTTTGAAAGTTTTTCAGCATCAGGATAACGTGTTTCATCTGCACCAATGTGTGTATAGTAACCAGTTGCGGCAACCATTAATTTTGCCTTGGCAATCTTTTGGCCAAGCGCACTTGATTGTGGGATATGAAATTCTGTTATGTTTGGTTTAAAATCGTACTCGTGTGTGCTGTCATTTAGTTGTGGAGGATTTAGGGGACTGAATAAAATACCGCCTTCAATGTAGCCTTTCTTGGGACTGATCTTTTCAAAGTAGGGCCATAACTCAGCCATTCCTATTGCAAACTGTTGACGCTGTTGTTCTTGTCCAGGTTGCGCATTGCCTGTGCCTAGCACAAATTGTGCCACATCATCTGCATCGTTCATCATGGTACGCACACCTGTCTTGGTCTCGTGTGCGCCACGTTTCAAATATTCCCAAGCATTTTTAGGAAACATATGGAACTTACCATGTTCATCACGGCCCCAGTAGACAACAGGACTGCCATCCCACTTTAACTCAATACTGCCACCTTTGCTGGTCATGTGACGCAGTCTCTCAATGGCATGTAATCCACCAGTGCTACCATTAGTAAACACCAGATCTTCAATGTGTTGATATTTGCGACCCACCGTTGGTTTAGCAGCAGCTTCGTTAACTTGTTGTGGACTAACTGCCAACCAACTTGCACCAGTGCTGGCTTTTTGGAATATTTCATCGCGACGTGCTTGATCTGGAATTGCATTTAAAATACTTTCAACACTGCCCAAGTCAGATGCTTTGGCTTGTGGTCCAAGTAATTTTTTTGCAATCACATGTAAATCATCACTTATGAAGTCTGATTTTTTACCAGCAGTATCTCTAGCATACAAGCCTTCGTCGGGACTCCATAACATACCTTGACTTGATGCAAGCGCATTCATCATCATCTGTTTGTGTACGCCTTTGTAAGGACTGCCTTGTGGTATACTATGTGTATGGAAAGCACTAACACGTTCAGCGTTCTTTACGGCTTTGATATCCACTTGATAGAATTTACCTTTGTATGGCAACAGTATGTGTACTGTTACACCAGTACGTTTGGTTTTTAAACCTTTTTGTTGCAGATATTGTTCTAAATTTTGTCTAGCCAACTTGGGATCTTTGGCTTTGAATTGATTCATGATTGGATCTAAGTCAACCATAACATCTAGATCGCCACTTATTTTTCCCGGTGTTGGTGTTGCTGCACTACCAATCAAATGTGCTGTGATATCAAGGCCATGTAGATACTTGTTTGTTTCGTGTGCAAGATGTGTGGAAATAATCTGATCAAATCCTTCAGATTCAGGCCATATGTTTCCACCTTCTAATAATGGCTTTTTAAGGCCTACAAACATTTCACGTAGTAACATATTAGTCCTTGTACTTACCGTCACTTATGTGTTCTTTGAATTCTTCGTGCAACTTGTCACAAATCTTCTCACATAGTTTTTCGTCTAGTTTATCAGACAATTCACGGATAGGGAATTTTTTAATGTACATTTTATAGCTGCTTTCCACAGCTGGTTTGAATACATTTTTACTTGTAGACTTTTTGCCTTTAAGTGTCTCTAGACAATGTGCAATTTTAGGGTACAAATGGCGACGATATGCATCATCATCATTGTGCATGAAATGCATTAGATCTTCAGCCAAATCAAAGTTGATTTCGCGCTTATCGCCTTTTTTATCGATATATTCTTCGCTATCGAAGTGTGCGCCTTCTAGTAATTCTTTTATTCGCATTTTTTAACCCGTAATATAATATCAGCAGATGACTCTGCGGTTAGAGTATTTATCGCTTTTACAAACAACAGGCTATGCTTTAACGATGCGTTCAACTTTGCTTATTGAGCCGCCAAGATGCATTTTGGCCATCAGCAGGTTGTTATCGCCTGTGATATAGAAGTGTGTGCCACCCCAAGTGCGTGTTTTGTTCAAATCACGTATGCAACTTTTGGTCAGTTTGCATTTTTTGTTGGCTTGTGCCCATTCTATAAATGCCGTGTGTTCCTGGGTAGTTTTACCCAAGGTAACACGAAAATCATAGTCCATCTTGGGCATGATAACAGTGCCATTGCTCAGTGTGTTATTTGCTGGAGGCTCACAGATATACTTTACATGATCCTCGGATATAGATGCCAGGGCATCTATATCTGTTTTATTGTTGGTATAGATACTGATCCATGGGCTTTCCACACGAATTTCCATATCCGTCATTTTACTTAATACGTTATGTAATTTAAAAGTATAATCTAAATCGCTTTGTGTACGAATTACTGTACTTTTCCAAGTTAGATTTTTTGGATTCATGTTTATGGTTGACAGTTCTTGATAAACTTCATCCATATCTTTGTTACGGAAAATTCCAGAGCCGGCACATACCAGTACTATTTTGTATTGGTATGTGTTCCGGAACAGCCTCTTTGTGGTTTTATACAACATTTTCTTGAATGTTTACTGTAGTCTCTGTGTTATCAACAGTTAACAATGGAACTTTGACTTCTTTCGGCACTGCAACAATTATCAACTGACTGTTATCACCGTCTACGGTGATGTTTGCACTGCCGCCATTCTTCAACGCACCAAACAACATCATCTTGGCAAGATTGCGTTTGATTTCTTTGTCAATAACACGTTGTAGTGGACGAGCACCCATCTTGCTATCAAAGCCTTTTTCAAGTAACCATTCGGTGGCTTCTTTGTTGATTTTGATCTTGATACCCTTGTCTTTGACTTGATCCTTTAGTTCATCGATAAATTTACCAACAATCTTTATCATGGTGTCTTTGCTCAATTTGCTAAAGGTAATAATACCGTCCAATCGATTGCGGAACTCAGGGGTTAAAAAGTTCTTTAAGTCTGCATCGCTGTAGTCTTTTTCCTGTGCGCCAAAACCGATAGCGTTTTTTTCTGCAGATTGTGCGCCAGCGTTGGTAGTAAGAATAAGAATCAAATTACGACAATCTGCTGACTTGCCATTTGAACCAGTAATAACTCCATTGTCCATGACTTGTAGCAACACAGTCATTACATCTGGATGAGCTTTTTCAATTTCGTCCAGCAACAACACAGCATTAGGTGCTTCTTGAATACTGGTAATCAACTGTCCTGCATTTTCTTCAAAGCCCACATAACCAGGAGGGCTACCAATCAACTTGGAGATGCTGTGCTTTTCTTGATATTCACTCATATCAAAACGTAGCAATTTAACACCCAAGTGTTTACTCAGTGCCTTAGCAGTTTCAGTCTTACCTGTACCTGTTGGACCCATGAACACAAAAGATCCAATAGGTTTGTTTTCTGATTTAAGGCCAGCTTGAGCAACCATGATCTTGTCTACAATTTCTGTTATGGCTAGATTTTGTCCATACACTTCTTTTTCAAGATTAGGCTGTAGTGTGGCAAGATTACTGCTTTCAGTTTCCATGATCTTTTCTTCAGGCATCTGTACCATCTTGGCAAGTTCAAATTGAATTTCTCGCTCGCCAATAACACGAGTGTCTGCCAGCTTCAAATTAAAACGACTGCAAGCCAAATCGATCAAGTCAATGGCCTTGTCTGGTAATTTTTTATCTGTTTGATATTTTACTGACAACTTGATAGCAGCATCAATAGCATCATCACGTATTTTAACATTATGGAATCCTTCATAGTACTTTTTGATACCTTTAAGGATTTGCTTGGTAACTTCCATAGTGGGCTCGTCAACTGTAATGCGTTGGAAACGACGCATCAATGCACGATCCTTTTCAAAGTGCTTGCGATACTCTTCCCAGGTAGTCGATGCCACAACTTTGATGTTGCCTTTGCTCAGTGCTGGTTTCATCATGTTAGCAAGATCATTAGCTGAGTTGCTAGCCGAACCAGCACCACTAATCATATGAGCTTCATCAATAAACAAGACAGTCTTGCCTTTCTTAGCAAGGCCTTTCAATACCATCTTAAATCGTTCTTCGAAGTCACCGCGATATTTGCTACCAGCTAGCATGGCTGAAATATCTAAACTGTACACTTTGTAATCCTTGAGGAAATCTGGGACAGCACCATTAACGATATTATAAGCAAGTCCTTCTGCTATGGCAGTTTTTCCCACGCCTGGATCACCTACAAGGATTACATTGTTTTTGCTACGACGCCCCAGTGCCAATGCAATATTTTCTAATTCGTCAATACGTCCAATAACTGGATCAATTTTTTTCTTGGTAACTTCATCGTTGAGATTGCTAGTGAACGCTTTTAATGCACGATCACCTTGACTGTCTTGTGGACCTTCTTCTGTTGTTTCATCAACAGTGGTATTCAAGTAATCTGCAAATTTATCTTTTTCAATATTGGCCTTGGCAATAAAGTAATGGCTCCAACTGCGTTTTTCTCCGATCATGCTTAGGAAAATATCAGTAGGTTCGATCTGTTGACGTCCGTTAAACAGTACCTGTGTAAATGCACGATTAAGCACACGTTCAACTGCTTGTGTCTTTTTAGGTTTAACTACTACATCTGGTACTGTGATTTCAGAACATTTATTTTGTAGATAATCTGTTAAATCGTTTTTTAACTCATCAGCATTTGCACCAAAACCAACAATGGCGGCAAAAAATACATCGTCAGTGAGCATAGCAAACAACAAATGTTCTATTGTTAGATATTCGTGATGTAATTTTTTAGCAGTATCAATTGCTTGTTCAAATACCGCTTGTGTGTTATCACTTGGTTCAACCATTCTGTTTCCTCTTTTTTTGTTGTCGTTTACGTGCTAATGATAATTTTAATGGGCTTACTTTTTCAATAAAACAAGTTCCGTTCAAATGATCTAATTCATGAAGAAAGACTCTTGCATCTAGCCCCGCAAGTTTTATTATACGCGAATTTCCTGTTTTGTCAAAGTATTCGGCTACTACTTCTTGTGGACGGGTTACATCCAACCAAAGGTCGGGGAAACTTAAACAACCCTCTTGTCCTTTTTGCAATTCATCGCTGACTGCTACAACCTTGGGATTGAACAAACCAAACGCTTCATTATTGCTTGGTTGCATAACAAACACACGTCTAGTGAGACCCACTTGATTTGCAGCCAGACCAATTCCGTTATTGGCTCGCATGGTTTGAATCATGGCATCTTCTATGAACTCAGCATCGGCCAATGCATCCGGGTGATCAAATGTCCACTCGGCTATATTTTCTTTTAATACAGGGTGATTACTGTTTACTAATTCTAGCATTGATGTCCTGTAGCTGTGCTACTAAATTTGGGTCTGTAACTGCTGGTGTTTTAATTTTAACTATACTAACAAACTTGCCCCGCATGCCATTATTTACATTTGGAAATCCGTTTCCGTTTGCTTCGTATCGTGCGCCATCTTCAGATCCAGGACGTATGTCTAAATTTAGCGTAGTACCCGATAGTGTTTTAACATTCTTTTTGCAACCAATCATGGCTTCAATAGGTGTTATTTCTATGTGTTTAAAAAGATCATCTCCATGTCTTTCATAATTAGGGTCTGGTTGTACCAACACAGTTACATTAAGATTACCACGTGGAGCATTAGGAACGCTGTCGTCGCCCAAGCCGCTGTATCTAATGGTGTCGCCGTGTGTAACACCTGCAGGCACATTTATAACAACATTTTGATTGCGTCCACTGGGTAGTCTGTAATTGGCTTCTAGTTGTTTTCCGTGAAAACTTTCTAAGAATGTAACACTGCATTGAATGTTCAAATCTCTGTTTCGACGAATCTGGGCACCTCGCATGTGTCCAAATATATCTCCAAAAGGCCCTGCACTACCAAATGGATCAAATCCACCAAATGGATTTCCAGTATTGAAATGGAATTGTTGTCCGCCTCCATACATACGTTGGGTATCGTATTCAGCTTTCTTTTGCGGATCGCTTAGATTTTCATAAGCAACGCTGATATCTTTGAATTTGGCTTGATCTCCACCCTTGTCTGGATGATGTTTATTAGCCAAGCTTCGGTATGCTTTTTTAATTTCTTCTGGGCTAGCACCTTCGCTAACACCTAATGTTTGGTAATAATCAGTCATAGTCGTAAAAAAGGCTCCATTAATAATAGTAATTATACTATCTTAAGTGGAGCCAGTCAAGTTTTTGGTTTATTACTTTTTCTTTTTTGGAGCCACTGTATCTGGTTTAGTTTTTGAAATTTCAGTACCCTCTGCTTTTTTGTGATGTTTAACTTCTTTTTTAACAGGAGCAGGTTTCTTGTCTGCCGCCATTGCTGAACTGGCAAACACAGCAACAATTAATAATGCTAATATTTTTTTCATTTTATTTCCTTATAATGGTGGTTGGTCAAATGATGGAACAACTTTTTTACCAGATGATGTTAACGCTGGTGCAGTTGCGGGTGTTGCTCCTGACCCGCTATTAAAACCCGATCCAAAACCTCCTGCTGGTGCTGAGGATGCTGTTGCTGTAGGTGTGCTTCCAAAGCCGCCTGTAGATGGTGTTGATGCACCAAAACTGCTGGAGGTTCCGAATCCTCCTGACGCAGGTGCGCCAAATGCTGGAGCCCCGCCGAATGATGAGTTGTTTCCACCGCCAAACCCTCCTGTTGATCCGCCAAACCCTCCGCCCATGCCGCCTTGACCACTACCAAAGCCGCCAGCTACATTGCCTGACATGTTTTGATTGTTAGTAATTGTTTGGCTTGTAGAAGTTGGATTGGCTGCTGTACCTGCTAATTTTTCTTGTGTACGACCAAATGCGCTAATACCTAATACCGCACCCATAGCAATATGAAACAGACCAGCACCTTGAAGTGTCAGTGGATTCCATTGTGTAATAGGTACATGATTAATGCCTTGCCATAACGCCCATAGTACTGGGAATACTATCATGTCGGCCATACAGATTAACATGTACATCCAACCCATTGCTGGCCGCCAGTATTTTTGCATCCATTCTGCGCCGCCTTCTTTTTCTTGTGCCATTATTCGCTCCTAATTAGAACCAAAGAAATAAACCGTTTAGGCTTAATACTAATCCTAAACCTGCTACAACAAAACTACCCCAGAACAAGCTCATACTAACTGCA